GCGGGGCCGGATCAGCGGGATATGCATCTTTTGGAGAAATTGGTAACGTTTGGAGAAAATACGATTACCATTTAAAAGAGAATGGGTGGAAAGGTCGATGGAATGTGAAGGGTTGTGCTGAAGGTATCCAAGAAGGGCGAGAGGGTAAATCATATGCAATCCCATCCGTCACGAAAGCGGGAGCCAAACGATCCATACCAAAAAAACAATTAAAACAAAATATCCAAAGGTTTTACCGATTTGCGGAGAATAATCCAAAGTGGAAATTCTATGTCGCGCAGGATGCGAAGTTGGGATATAATGGTTATGATGTGGATGAAATGGTGGAAATGTGGGCAGTTGAATATCCTCCCGATAATGTTTATTTTTATAAACCATTCTATGATCTGTTAAAGGAGCGTTTCCCATTAAATATGTTTAGTGAGTAATACAGAGGTCCGACAATCGTTCTTAAATCGCAGCAGGAAGGATAAATTCCTTCTCGTTTTCGATTTGCCCCCAATTTTAAAGAGAATCCAATCCAATTACACAAGGAATGACAATACCATCATTCCCGATAGTGTGCAATTCAGCATCTATGGGACGATGGTTCCGGGATTGACCATTAAAGCGATTGCCACCCGATATGCGGGAGATACGCTTTATGTGTCAAGCCATAGCAAAGACCCTTATCCTCCCGTAAATGTCAAATTCAAAGTGGATAGCGGATATAATAATTATTGGGTAATTTACCAATGGCTGAATCTACAACATGACCAAAAGACGGGTCAATTCAATGAAAAGGGTATTATAGTGGATGGTAATTTTTCGGATTATCAGACGGATATTACGATGTATGGATTGGATGAATATGATAATAAAGTAATTCAATTTAAATATACGAAAGCTTTTGTAACATCAATCGATGAATTAGCATTCTCTCAGAATGAGACGGGTGAAATGGAGATTGAAAGCGGATTTACTTTTGTTTTCTCACAAATGCACATCAATTTACTGGGATGTGATAGATATAATCAGACTCTGAGTTGACATTTCAATTTTTCAAGGTAAAGTAATTCCATGGAAAATATATTTTTAGGAAAATTACCAACAATGGTTCAAGGAGAAGAACCATTGGGTGCAGAATTGATAGCCAAATTGGAAAAATATGCAGAAGATAATAAATTACCGTCTTTCAAGATTGTCGAGGATGTTGATGGAAATTCTGTGGCAGAGATGATTGAAAAATAGTGTGTTTTATAGAATAACAAATTTTCAGCCATAAATTGCTAAATAGTAATATGGCAACACGCACAATAAATTCGGCTGGGGTGGAGATATTTGAGAGAGATTTAAGTCTCGTCGCACAGGCGAATGTAGGGACTAATATTTTCGTAGCAGGTTATACACCTCAAGGATATTCTGATGAGGTTATCAAAATCACTTCCAGAGACGAACTGGAAGCAATCTATGGAACCCCAACCAATAGCGCAGAACGTTATTTCTATTACACTGTGAGGGAACTCCTGAATTCTCCCGCAAACATCTACACTTTCCGTCTTCCTTATGGTTCCGGTTCTGGTGATGGATTTGGAAGCCAACATTCTGCCCTTGTTTATCCCGTTGTTGCCGCAACCCCCACCGGAGTTACCACAACGAGAAACCTCGATCTCTCCGCTGGAACCTATTTCCTCGGAAAACCCTATCAGATTACCCTATCGGAAACGGAATTTGCCCAAGCCATGGAAGGAACCCTCTTTGATTGGTCTGCAACGGCATCTCCCCTTTCCTCTTTTTCCTCTGTAAAGGCAAATACCCTTTCTGCCATGGGCGGTGCTGGTATCATTGTGCTTGATAAAGCCCAAACCACGATCAATAGCCAATTTGAAGGTTATTATGTCGGTATCGCAGATAACGTAAATCTCAATCCAGCATCCAATTTTGATGCAATCACCCGCGCATATACCACAAGCCTTACTGCTGGTGTGATTTCGGATTTCACGCAGATTCCAAACGGAACGCTCCAATTCAATCTCTCCGCTACCGATGGAGGTGCCACTGGTAGTATTTCCCAAGTCATGGAGAACCTTACCGACTACAACATTGCCGATAGGGAAGACGATGACCTTCTTAACGTTGGTGTCTTCAAGCTCCGTAAGAGTGTATATGCAACGGAAGCATTCAAGCTGGATTATGTGCTTGATGACCGTATCGTGGGTTCCATTGATACTTTCAGAACTCAACTCAATCCAAATGGTGGACCATCCGTTCCATTCTTCCTTGAAACTCAGGATACCAATTCCCGCAATGTGGAAATCATGGTCAATCCATACATCTCCAACAAGTTCACCGAATCCTCGCTGGATTCTTCGGGTAATCCCACCAAGAAAATCCGTGTGGTAACTGAGAGCTTGCTTGCCACTCAATATACAAGCATCTCCGCTGCATTAGGTATTACAACCACTACCTCTACCGCCTCCGCTCTTAGTTCTAATTTAACAGTAGCTAACACATATGCACTTTCGGGTCTTTCTGAAAGCGTTGGAGTCGCAAATGCCCTGTATCCTCTGGGTGTTTACAATCCTGTCAAGATCACCCAAAAAATCATCGGCAATGTTCCAACCAAGATCAACCGCGCTCTGGAAAGCATCAAGAATGATGAAATCTATGACATTGATGTGGTTGTCGAAGGTGGTCTGGGAACGATCTTCACGATGACATCTGCTGCGGGAACCGCATATTATGACGATACCCTTTATAACAGTGCGTTGAAGGCTAAGGTGGACTCCCTGAGAACATCCCAAGATATTTTCTACAATACGGTAGCAACCGATCTTCGTGCCAATTACAGCGCGATCTTCAACCAATTTGAGAACTTCTGTAACCTCCCCTCCAATACTGGTGGTCGTGGCGACTGCGTATTCATTGCTGATCCTATCCGTCACATTCTTGTGACTGGAAGAAACACCAAGATTCTTTCTGATAGAAACAAGAACTTCCAAACAGATGTTTATTGGGCTATGAGACACCAATTCGAATTGGAAAACACTTCCTATGCTGCAACTTATGGAAACTGGGTGCAAGCCTATGATGATTTCACAGGTGAAAAGGTTTGGCTTCCATTCTCTGGATACCAAGCTGCTATCATGGCACGTAGCGATGCTGCGGAATTCCCATGGTCTGCTCCTGCTGGATTCACCCGTGGTCTGGTGACAAACGCTCTGGACATCGCAATCAATCCGAATCAGAAACAGCGTGATGAGTTCTACAAGATCAACATCAACCCTGTTATGTTCTCCCCCGCCCAAGGTGTGGTTGTCTTTGGTCAAAAGACCATGAGCCGCAAACCAAGCGCATTTGATCGCATCAATGTCCGTAGGTTGTTCCTTGCTCTGGAAAGACCTACCAAGAAAGCTGCCCAATTCTTCGTGTTTGAACCCAACAACGAATTCACACGCACTCGCTTGGTAAACACGCTTACGCCGATTTTCGAATTTGCGAAACAGAACGGTGGTTGCTATGATTATCTGATCGTTTGCGACGAAAGGAATAATACTCCACAAGTCATTGATACCAATGAGTTGAAGGTTGATATTCTGATCAAACCAACGAGAACCGCTGAGTTTATTTTGATAACTTTTACGGCTACCCGTAGTGATGCGAATCTGGAAGAATTGATTTAACCATCTGACTAAATAAAAAATCTAAATCCCGATTGGTTTTTACTAATCGGGATTTTTTATTAGAAAAGATTGTGTCGAACAACTAAATAATAATATGTCCACTACTATCGACAATATAGGAGTTCCTACTGATTATAAAAAATCCCCAGCAATTTATATTTTCAGAAATAATATAAATGATAAATTTTATATCGGAGAAACATTAAATCTAAAACAGCGAATGTATTCGTATTGTCGTCTTAAAAAAGAAAACAGACCAATAATTAAAGCTATTAGAAAATACGGTATTGAAAATTTTTCATTTGAATATTATTTTTTTCCAAATTTTACAAAAGATGATTTGATAAAATTGGAAGAAGAAATGATTAAAAAATATAAAAGTTCTGTATTTGAAAATGGTTATAATATATGGATAAAGGGTCAAAATAGGAGAGGTGCGACACATTCTGAAGAATCTCGTAAAAGAAGAAGTGAAATTTTTAAAGGGAGGATTATCACAAAAGAGTGGAGGGAGAATATTTCCAAATCTAAAAGGGGTGAAAAACATCCAATGTATGGTAAAAAATTATCAGAGGAAACAAAGAAAAAAATGGGAGATTCGCGTAGAGGTGAGAGAAATGGTAGATATGGTAAAAAAACATCCAATGAACATAAAAATAAATTAATGATGAATCGGAAAGATCGTATAGAAGTGGAGCAATATACGAAATGTGGTGAGTTTATTGGAAGATATCCATCAATTAGAGAAGCAGCAAGACAAACTGGAATAGATAGTAGATATATTAATCCAGTTTGTGATAAAATTGGGAGAAGTGCTAAAGGATATATTTGGAAAAAAGTGATACCAAATGACTAAATAATAATACAATGGCAACGAGCATCGAAAACTTTTTCAACCAAGCCTCCCAAAAACAATTTGCAAGGGACTTCCTATTCCGTGTTAAACAGATCAATATCACTGGTTTATCTCTAAACGGAGAAACAGATTTGATTTATGCTCGTAGTGCATCCCTACCCGGACGCGATATTGAGAACAAGCAAGTCAACTTCAGTGGGCAGACCTTCAATTTGCCGGGAAAATCATCTTATCCGGGTTCTGAAGGTTGGAGTGTTGAATTTTATGTTGACCAATCCTTGGATATCCGCACCAAACTTGAACGCGCAAGCAGACTTCTTTTCAACAATGAGGACACCACTGGAAATATCTGTATGCCCGGTTTTGAGTCAATTATCACTTTAGATGTTCTCCAAATTCCATGCCAACGTGGAACCAATGTTTCCAGCGGCGGGTCGTTGGAAGTTATTAAAACAATTGAGCTTGTTGGTGCCTCTTTGAGAACCATCGGAGAAATTGCATATCAAATTGCTGATGGAACTGGAGAAGTTCTTAATTTCCCAGCTACTTTCGCTTATCACTTCTATAAAGATTTCTCCGTTGCTTAATCTTTCTGATTAAGTATCTTCATGGCTGGTCCTCAAATCAACGATTTCCTTCAGGCGTTCTCAGGAGAAGCCAAATACTGTCTATCTATACCAGTTCTTTGGACGGTATCCATAGATGGTGTTACGGAATCAGCAATCAATAGCGTTCTATCGGATGCTGGGGAGAATTGGAAAGCCAAGATCGCTCCCAATGCCATGACTAGGAACGGAACAATACTTCCAGCCCAAGCTGTTACCATCCCCCAAGAATCATCCAATTTCACTCCCATGGTGGCAGGAGATTCCTATGGTGGATTCCTTCCCGGCTATGCCATGTCATCCCGAAGCGATTTCCTCTCCCGTAGCTTCTCCATCAACTTTCTGGAAACAAGACAGGATTTGGAGCATGAGTATTTTCGTCCTTGGCAGATCGCCATTGGTATCAAGGGTCTGGTGGAGCGTGGTGTGAATCTCAAGTCCACCATCACCGTAAAACAATACACCAATAACGGGGTGCTTCGAAAAGGATACCAATTCAAACGGGCATTCCCCGTTGCTGTGGAGGGATTCACCATGGATTATGACAACACTGATTATCCGATCAAGAGTGTGACGTTTGCTTGTGAGAATTATTCTCAGCTATGAAAATCAAATTCAAAGACCTTAAAGAAATCTCCGAAAATGGGGATGATTGCCTGATTGATTATCTCAACAACTTTTCAGGGGATAACATTTATGAAAAGTTTCTAAGTGTTTTAACATGTTGGGAACGTGATGTCTCCTATGACATGGGATTCACCGTGGAAGAGAAGAACGTGAAAGTATCCCTTTCATACTTTATAAAAGAATTGGAAAATTACGATAAGGAACCCCTGATCATCAAGACCGATAATCTGGAATTTGAATTGGATGTCCCTCCCCTGTTTAAAAAGGATTACGATATTTTCTCCATATCGGAGACGATCCGAAAGGTGAAATATGGGGAATCCGTGTTGGATTTTGCCAATGTGGGGGATAAAGCAGCTTTGATTGAACAGCTTCCCGCATCCACATACAATACTCTGATCAATGCACTTCTCAAAAATGAATCCAAAACAATTCGTTTTACTAATTCATCCTTGAAAAACATTAATATTAATTTCATGGGACATGCTCCCCTTGAGCTTCTAAGGGGTCTGTGCCATCCGTATGGGGAAGATTATTATAGAGATATCATCTACCACCTGTCGGCTAAAATAGACGGTAATATACTCCTGAATTCCACCATGCGAGACATTGATTACTTTGTCGATAAGCTCAATCAGGAAAATACTTCGGAAAAAACACCAGAATTGGGTTGATTTTTTAAATTGATAGTGTAAGTATGGTTAATATGAAATTACGAGATTTGATTGAAAGGCTCAATAAATATGATATGGATAGTGATGTAACCATTCATACTGCAAATGGGACAAAATCTTTAGAAATCAAAGATTTCAATCCTCATACGGAGCGTGAGATGGGAGATACTACAGAACCTAGATTAACTTTAATTTGTTATGATGATTTTACGGTTTATGCCCATAATTAATTTTAATCTTAAATAAACACATGGAAAACAACGTTCAACAATTCCTTGATAGTATTCAGGAACTCAAGGCAACCAAATTCAAGGCATACCAAGCTTCTACCAAAAAGGAAGTGGATTGCTCTCCCCTCACTTTCAAGCAACAGAAAGACATCATTGCCACCGTAGCCGATGGGACGGTGGGTGTTCTCAAGTTCCAAAAAATCCTTAATGATATTCTTATTGAGAATACGGAATCCGATACCCTCAAAGTTGAAGATAAGCTGCCTCTGATTCTCAAAATTCGGGGAGAAAGCCTTGGTAATGATCTGAAGCTGGATGGCGAAGTTGGTAGTATTGAAAGCAACATCCAAAGCACCCGCAAGATCAAATCCCCCAAGGAAAAGGTGATCAATGGTGCCGTGGATGTGGTTCTGGCTACCCCCACTCTCAAGGAAGAGAATAAGGTTATCAATTATGCCATTGAAATTCTGAAAAAGGATGGGGATAAGGATGCGGGTAAGAACATCGGTAATATCTACACTTTTGAAATTGTAAAATTTATCAAATCCGTGAAATTCGGAGAAAATGAGATCGTATTTGCCGATACTCCTGTAAAGGATCGTGTGAAAATCGTGGAAAATCTACCTCTATCAATCAATAAGGAAATCATCAAATATATTGAATCTTTCAAGGAGGATGAGCAATCCCATCTGAAAGTGACAATCAATGGTGAGGAAAAGGCGTTTGATATTGATGTGTCCTTCTTTGATAATTGATTGGTGATTAAATAATAAAGTGAATGTCGCTTTATTGGAAGAACTGCTTGGATTACTGAAAACGGTCAATGAAACCATTGGCGTTCCACAGGGGGAATCTCTGGAAGATAAGAACGTATTGCAGGGTAATAATCCCTCTGATCCCAATAAAAGGGTGACACCCACGCTCAATAGCAATGAGCGCAAAAGAACAACGGAAATCGCTTCCCTGTTTGCCAAGACATTCTTTGAATATCAGAAGAAAAAGACTCCTGATAAGGCGATCAAGACTTCCATTCAGAAAGTAACGGGTAAAACAGGGGAGAAGATACAACAAGGGGGGGATAAAGTTGATGCTAAATCATCTTGGTGGAAAATTCTTTTACCTTTAGTGGTGGGTATCGGCGCGTTAATTGCGGGACTAATGACAGACGGACCATTTAAGGGTGCTTTGAAAATGCTTGCTAGATTAGGATTGGGTATCGTTGAAAGGCAAATTAAAATGATACTCAAAATAGCACGGGGGCTAATGCCTGATAAGTTGATAGGTAACTTATTTGAAAAGTTAATACCAAAAAATTTCATAGGTAATTTAATTAAAAGGCTATTATCTATTGACGATATTGTTAAAATGGTCACAAGTGGTATGACCGGATTTATTTCATCTCTCAAAGGGATGATATCCGCCCCTTTCAAAGCTCTTGGGGGCATGGTAAAGGGTGGTAGTATAATGACTAAAATGGTGAAGTTTTTAAAACCGATGTTGTTGGTTCTTAAAAGAATCCCTTTAATTGGAACAATTATTTCATTCGGGTTTGCCATATCTCGTTTCAGCAGTGGGGATACTGTTGGAGGTGTGATCGATGTATTGAGCGGCTTGGCAGGATTACTTGATTTAGTGGCTCCCGGACTTGGCACAACTTTGTCCATAGGCTTGGACGTTCTCAACGCATTTCTGGATGTTAAAACTGGTGGTGCTACGGGCAAGCAACAAGGAGCTAAGATGGACTTGCTTGGAGATATGGCAAAAGGAATTGGTAAATGGATATGGAAGAATGCCCTCTGGCTACCTGTCATTGGTGGATTTAAGAGAATGGAGATGTCTTGGGATGCTTTAAAAAGTGGTAATATAATGGAAAGCATAAAACAATTTGCGTTTGGAATGCTGTCGTTTACTTCTCTTGGTCCAATTGTCACTGGTATTGAGATGTTGTTAGGATTTGGTGATGAAAAAAAAACCAATACGAAAGATATTAAGAAAGGCAGCTTGTTAGGTAGTATGACCAAAAATATTGGCAACTGGATATGGAAGAATGCCCTCTGGCTACCTGTCATTGGTGGATTTAAGAGAATGGAGATGTCTTGGAACGCTTTCAAAAGCGGAGACATCATGGGTGGTCTTTATCAATTTGGTGCATCATTATTATCGTTTGGTGGTCTTGGTCCGATTGTTACGGGTATTGAAATGCTATTAGGATTTGGGGATAAGAAAGAATCCGATAAATCCCTGTCTCCGAAAACGGGATGGTTTTCCGGTTTGAAAGCATGGATCAAAAAGAAGTTGAAGAACTTACCATGGGTTCTCAGAAAGCCTCTGGAATGGTTCGGTATTCTTGATGATAGTGATGAGGATACTAGCATCAAGACAAGTATACTGAATAGTGCATATGATAAATTAAAAAAGTTTGCCTCTTCTATGTGGAGTGGAATTACAAGTAGTCTAGCTTTAGTGGGTGATTTGTTAGTAAAAGGTGTTACCACGCTTTACAATAATGTAAAGCAAACGCTTAGTGACGCGGCTAGTGCAGTAAAGAATGCCGCAGTAGAAGTTCATAATAAGCAAGTCAAAAAATATCGAGGTCTTGCAGAAAAAGATGCATCTACACGGGTGGTGGAAAGTGTGAAAAATCCATTCGGCACCATATATGGGGCAGGAGCGGAAATAGTTGCCCTTGGAGCTTCACGGCGCGATGCTGCTGCAAGCGAAGAGGCATTTTCAAAGAAACAAAAAGAGCTGATAAAACGCGGCATCCTTAACCCAGATGGGACTCCCAGAAGCCGCGAGGAGAGGGTAAAATCGGGTCTAGCAAAACCGCTCCCCACACAGGATAAAACGGTGGTATCTGATGCTATTAAAACGGTAAAAATTCCTCAAAAAACACAGGATAAAACGGTGGTATCTGATGCTATTAAAACGGTAAAAATTCCTCAAAAAACACAGGATAAAACGGTGGTATCTGATACACCAAATCCAAACGCATTACCTGTTGTGCAATCTGGAAATTCACAATCCTTGGAATTTTTGCGTAATATTGGTATGACACAGATCAAGATCATGGGTGATATTAAGGGTATTGCAGCCCAAATCCTGAAAAAAATGGATTCCAGTATGGGGGGAAGTAATAGCAACACCGTTGTTCCAATTTCTCAGCCTCCCTCTAGTCAGAAATCATCCCCAATGCCAATGAATTCCAATCGCGGTGATTATGGTTCATCCGCTTATGCGCTCGCATAAGTAATATCATGGCTAAATCCATTAATGTGGTTAGAGATTATGATTGGACGAGTATTCCACGAGGTAGTGTGTTGAGAGACAATGCTCCAAGGGTTCGTGTGCAATCATTTAAGATCAATTCTAGTGAATCTATAAATCGCATTAAAAGTTACCTCAACTCTGTGACATCGGTAAATCCTGATGAATTTTATAATAAATTATATGGAAACATATCTGATCCAGATGATACCTTTATATTTCCATTTTTAGGAGATGCCGTTCGCTCATTCAGTAATGAATATGGTGACACTTTCCAATCAGCTTTCTTGGGATCGGTTGATTCCGCGTTTGGAGAAGCTGCTAAGTTATTTGGAGAAATTAAAACATATAATGTATCAGAAAATTTTGGTAAATTGGCTGATAATATAGCAAAAGCTGATTCGTTAGGTTCATTCGTAGATACGGCAACCAAAAATATGTCAACTGCTCCGGGTTCATATGTTGAAACTCCGAAATTATATCAATATTCCCAAAATGATGCAGGATTGGAGGTATCGTTTGTCTTGTCGAATACACTCAATGCTGATGGTGTGCAGAAAAATATAAATTTAGTCAACAAGCTTACAAGAATCAATCGCCCATTTCGTAGAAATGGTCTTGTAATGGAACCACCAAGGATTTATGAAATCAGGATTCCCGGTATTAGATATATAAAATGGGCTAGTTGTAGTAGTTTTTCAGTGCAGCTTCTAGGAGCTAGACAAATGCACGGCAATGAACTCATACCAGAGGGGTATCTTATCTCCATGACATTCACCTCTCTCACAACCGAAGTCTCCAACTTCATGGATAAAATTTCAGAAGAAGAATAAATATGAGTAACATCGGAAAATACCAGAACCAGATTCCCTCCTTATCAGCTTTGGATATCAAAAGCTATGAGAGGATATTCAAGGTCTATTACGATTCCACAAATGGGA